GCGCACATGCCGGTGCATACGCACCGTATGACGACCGAACGAGCTGACATACAGATTCGCCGCATTGATGATCGATGCCTGCGAAGCCTTGTCCACGTCCACAAAGCGAGTCGCAACACCCGTGAAGGTATCGATGACCTGCTTTTGAACCGGGCCGACCAGAATCTGCGTCGGCTGACCACCAGAGGACCATGCGCCTTGAAGCGCGAGGTTCAAAGAGGCCACCGTCATCGCCGCAGTCGTGCTGCCGTCAGTCGGAGCTGCCACAACACCACCGGAGAACCCGGTGGTTGCCGCCGAAGCGGTAGTAGTTGCGCGAACCGGGTTGGTAGACAACCACGATTCAATGCCGGCCGATGAACGACCCGTTGCCGCGCCGCCAGCCGAAGAAGCCGCGTTACGCACAATGGCAAACTCGATGTCGTTTTTCAGTTCACGCATCTGCTTGACGACCTGTCGAGCCGATTCGCGACGACGACCAGCCTTCGCCACTCGTTCCTGAGTGCGTGACACCGCAAAGATCTTGCGGCTGATCTGCTGGTAATTGCCGACCCGGCTCGGGCTGACAATGCTGGTGAACGTCGCGTCATCGCCTTCCAGGCCGATATTCGCGGCAGGCGCCACGATTGCATCCGTCAACCATTCATGGAAGGTGCCGGAGGCATCAACCTTGTCGAAATTGGTCAGGCAGTAGGTTTCTTCCGGGTACAGGTCCCAGATCGTGTCTTCGAGGTCTTCGCGGTTACCACCCGCAGCACCTACACCGTAGGTAAGGGTTGAACCAGTCAAAATCGCCATGATGTTCTCACTTGAAGAATTTGCTCACCAGCCGATCACCGATCAATTCGGCCTTACGCGAGTCGCTTCCGGCGGTGCGTATGGATTTCTTGAAATTGACCAGTCCACTCTGCTGTGAACGTGAATCGATTGCCCCAGGCTTTACAACCGGGGGCGCGTTAGCGACTTTGCCGGTAGCGGTCGCCTTCGATGCCTGCAACTTGTCCCACTGCATCGCTTTGTACAGGGTTCGTGCAAACACGGGATCAACCACACCGGGACCAACCCTTTGACCGCTTTGTCGATCATGGCCGGTAATGTGTTCGTATTGGTAGCCTTCGTTCAAGGCGAACTTCGCCACGTCCGTAGCTACGCTATTCCAGTTGGGAATGTCTTTCAAAATAACGGCTTGGGCTCGGTTAGCCAATTCATCCCACGAGCCTAAAACGCGACTGCGAAATTCATTCTGTTTGTCTGAAACAGCCTTTTCGAGTTTTTCCTGCTTGTCCTTCAGGTTGTCAGCCGCAAACCGCATCCTGTTGAGGGTTTCCCCGTCAATCTGGGTGATGTCCACATTGCTGTACTGCTCCAACTGTGATCGAATCGCATTGATTTGCTCTATCTCTGCTGAAGCCGCTTGCTGAAGCGCGGCGTACTCTTGCTGGCTACGCACATTCGAGTCGAGCAGCCGTTTTTCTTCGGCCAGTCGTTGCGTTTTCTGCGTGTAGTCAGCACCTTTGTCGATCTCAGCCTTGAGCTTGGCGGGAATCTTCCCTTTCCACCCATCAACCTCGATTTCGATTTCATCGATTGTCTTGGTAGATTCTGGAGCAGTTTCCTCCGCAGAATCTTCTTCGACTGGATCGACTTCGGCCTCGTCGGCGGCTTCTTCGACTTCGGGAGTTTCTACAGGGGCTTCACCCCATAGTTTGTTCCCGATTCGCTCTTCGACTGACTGCTGCGGTGCAGCTTGGTCAACTTCTGAAGGCATTTAATCCCTTTTTCGCTCTTTCGAGCATAGTGATGCGAGATTGTATGACTTTGCCGGCATCCAGAAAAGAGTGAAGATTTGCGCGAACGTCGCCGAGCAGTTTGAGCATCAACTTGATCTCATGCTGGCCCTCAATATCCCGGATAGGGCATTGCTCAAACCTATCCAGCAGCGCCGCCCGCACACCCAGGAATGCGGCACTCAATTCTGGATCTTCCAATAGCCGGTGCGCATTACCAGCTCGGGTAAGTATCTGGTTGTCGTTCATATCAGCCAAATCAGCGTCTCCTCATCATCATCCTCATCATCCCGCATTTTCTTGAATATGCCATCGATACGTCTAATCTGAGCCATTGCCGCGGGTACCGGCATCAACTGGATTCTGCGTGGAATCTCAATATATTCCTCGATTTCCTCCATAAAATCAGGCGATAGACTGATCTTGATAGCGGAGCGTACACGTTTAGGCTTCGATTGCTCGGCCTTTTTAACGTCGGAAACGAATTGTTCAAGATCCTCAAGAGTCGAAAATTCATATTCCTCTCCCTTGTACCGGGCGATATACCGCTCTTTGCGCCTGCGAACGCCTGCTGAAACGACATCAGGCGGCGGTACAACAACAATAAATACGTCATCGGGTGTCTGAAAGTCCTCGAACGCAAAGTCCTCGTCCTCCGGTTCCTCCGACTGGTCCGGGTAGACGCAGAACGGCAGAGGCTGTTCGATGAATAGTTCTGGTACTGCCTGATCAAAGGTAAAGCCGAAGTCCTCGTCCCCGACATCTTCCTCTCGGGTGTTTGCAAGTTCGGTGAATACCTGATCTGACTGAACATCATTCGGGAGTGGGTCTGCGGAGAAGAAGAAGTCTTCCAGCTCGGGTTCTTCGGACTGGTCGGGGAATGAAGCGGGGATGCCGACATCGTTGTCTTCGGCCAGAGGAGGTACAGAGAACCCATAGTCATCATCCACGTCTTCCAGTTGATCGGAAGAATCATCGACAACAATCTGATCTTGCGGTGCAACAAAATCATCAGCTAGCGGCTGGATAGAGAACCCGTAGTCCTCATCGACATCCTCTAGCTGGTCTGCCGAGTCCTCGGGTTCGATGAAATCAGTTTCCGCAACAGGATCGTCCGGGATGCTGATAGCAAAACCGAAATCCTCGTCAACGTCTTCTAACTGCTCAGAAGAATCAACGACGCGCGTAACCGCTACATCGTTGTCATCCGCAAGCGGGGATATATCGAAACCCAGTTGATCCTGGTCTTCGATATATTCCGGCTGGGTTGAAGCGTCCTCGATTCGAGTAAACGCCTCGTAGTTGTCGTCGATTGGAGGCGCTTGACTCCAATAGTCCGGGAAGTCATCGTTGTTCTCAGACAAGTATTCATCCGGAAATTCTGGTGATGCAGGCTGCTCCTGTACAACCACATTGTCTGCAAGCGGATCAGAGGAATAGAAGACAAAGCAACTGTGGTCATTCCAATCGGAAGCTTCCAGATATTCAATTGAGTCGTCAAACCACGGGGTAATACCGGGGTCTTGTGGTGTTGCTCCTGCCATCGTCGGATCACGCAGCCGAACATCGTCTGGGTCCGTGTCCTCCGGCATCTCGTACAGGAAGACATCGTTGTACGTGAGCGTGAGATTCGCCGAATTGCTGTTGACGCTGGTTCCGTCAGTGACGACGCATCGGTAGTTACGCCGCTGAAACAGGCTGGTCGTGACCGCCGTGGTGTACGTGTTGGTCGTGGCGCCCGTTCCACCCGAGACATTGGCGAAACTGCCGCTGCTGTCGTCCTGCCACTGGTAGGTCGGCGTGCTCGGCCCGGTGGCATCGACGGAGAAGGTCGCGGGTGCGCCGAGGACGACGTTGGTATTGCCCGGCTGTTGCGTGATCGTGGGCGCAGCGACTGGCGCGAACGACACGACGATGTTCGCGCCCGCGGAACCCGTTCCTCCCATCGGCGGGTAGTTGAACGTGATCGAGTACGGACCGGTGCTGCCTGCGGCGATCTGGAAAATGCTCTGCCACGGTACTGAATTTGTCGAATTGCCGTCTTGGGCGAGTTCGGTCCACGAGCCGAGCGTCGAGGTCCAGACTTGCGTATCGCTGTCGTCTGCGACTGCCGAAGCGACGACCAGGGCGTTCGGGCTTGTTGTGGTGTGATTGCCGGAGGCCCAAGTCGCCGACCCCACCGAGCCATCAGCCGTTGTCTGTGACTCGAACGAGGCCGAAGTTGCTACACCTGTGTACTGATCGAGTTTGGCCCCGCCAAAGTTATTACTTGGTCCTCCCGTGAGGTTCAAAGAAACTGTCGTGACAGAAGCAGCATTTTCTCGGTAGCAGACAAAGGCAACCTCGGTTCCCGCGCCCGTCTTCGACTTGACTACCCACGTGCCAGACCCGGAATCGGAAACTGTGGGGGGGTTGACAAAGGTTCCTCCGGAGACGACCAAGTGCCTGCTGGCATTCGTCGTGAACGTGATTGTCTGAGCGCCGTCGCTGACAGCGACCCACAGAATCTTGGCGGCGCCGGTGCCGTCGCGTGCGATAGCCATGTCAGGTACCGTCCACGGTCGCGCTGCAATCGAGCGCGACACTCAGCACGATGCTCCCGCGCACGCGGGTCTGCGAGTCCGAGGGCTGCGTCAGGCCGAAGCCAATTGCGCTCGGGGCGTCAGGGTTGCCTTTGTAGAGGATTTGACCCCCATCGAGCGCCGATTCGTACTTGATGGCCCACGTCGCGCCGCCATTGAAGGAGAGTTCCAGCGACAGCGCAACAACACGCGAGCCCGCAGGCCACGCGAAGCGGTTGACAGTGAGTACGACGTTGCGCAACCCAGCCGGCACGGCCGTGCTCGGGATGTTCACGGTCGTTGGTCCCCTGACCGCGCGTGGGACGGTCAGTAGCACCGTCACGTCAGTTCACCTTTGCCGGGAGGTTGGTGTTGATGCTGGTGCCGGCTCTGTCCGGTGATCCGATCTTGTACTCGACGTAGTAGAACGGCCCGGGCTCGACACCAACGTCTGGGATCGACCAGTTGCCGGATCCGTCGCTTGTCGTCTCGAACGCCTTGGTGTCGTTGACGGTGCGGAATATCTTGACGGTGCAGGTTCCAAGCGTCGCGCCAGCGCTGTCGCGCGACACGCCGGCCAGGGACAGGCGCTCGTAGCCACCAATGGTGTTGCGCAGCAGCGGCGACCAGTCGTTGCTGACCCAGGCGCCGCACGGCGTGGAGATTCCGCCGTTCGCGCGCTGCTGCATGACGCCGTTCTTCTGCCGGCGCACGGACAACTGGCCGATTTCGCAGAACGAGTTCATCGGCGGGAACGCGTCCTCGTCCGTCACGATGCTTCCAAACCCGCTCAGGGTCGGGTTGCCCTGCATCACCCCAATCGCGTAATCGGGGATGTTGTTCGGGTCTAGGACCGCTTGACGGAGTTGCTCACCCTGGAGCACAAGATCGGTCGGATCCTGCGGAATGTAGCGGAGGACTGGCACGGCTCACGGAGTCATTTGCTCGATGATCGCCTGATGCACGGTCATGGAGCCGGTGGCGACGGTCTGCGTGAAGAACACGTCCAACGTGAGCGCGGACTGGCTGTTGAAGCCAGAGCCCACCACGGGAGCCGTATTCCATGGCAGCGGGTTGGCGCCAGGGCCGGGGCCGGTTGCCTGCAGCGGCGAGAGGATCGAAGCCTCGGTTGCCAACAGCCACTGGTTCATGATGTTGGCCGATGTGCCGGAGCCCACCGCGCGGCACGTCAGCCAGCCTTCGAGGATGAACGGCACGTTGGTCTTGGCAACGATGTTGCCGAGCACTGCAAGGGTGTCCGCAGCGACGACTCCACCCAGGCGCACATCCCAGCGCAGGGTGCCAGGCGTAGTGACGACCACGGACACGCGGCCGGTCAGGATCACGCGCCAGATACGGCCGATCTGCCAGTAACCCGCGGGCAACGTGGTCGGGAAGTAGGTCGGCACACACGACGCTGCGGCAGCAGCAGTGAGCGCCGGGCCGTCGGTGTAGGAAGAGGCGATGACTTGAACGGCCATGATTCAGGCTCCTTGCAGCATGTTCGCCGCGATGATTTCGTTGGTTTGTTGTATGGCTTGCGCGTTTCGGAATTCCTGGATAGCAATGCCGAGCAGTTGCTGCGCGTTCTGCACGACGAACAGGCCGAACTGGTGCGCCGGGTCGTTGGGGTTGAACGCCATGCCCGATGGCAGCCGCAACTCCAGCGCCATGCTGCCGCTCTTATGCCGGCCGATGGTGATGTTGCCGACCAACATCGTGTCGGTCGGCGCTGTGTCCACCGGGATTGCCGGGCTTCCGCCCAGAGAGATCAGGTCCACAATTTACAGCTCTTCAAAGATCATATGCCCGGACACGTTCGTGCCGGCGGCAGACACGCATTTCCAGTTCATCGACTGGTAACCGGCGACGGACTGCATGGAAATCAACTCGAAGTTGGTTTTCGCCAGCCAGCGATACGTGCCGCCGTTGGCATTGACGCCAAAAGCCACGCCAGCATTTGTATTGACGGTTGGAATCGCCGTTGCGTAGGTTGTTCCAGCAGTGAAGCCTGCGACAGCCGTACTCATTGGGTGCAGCGGAAATGGCGTCAAGTTGGTCAACGCGCCAGTTCCAGAGTCGCCAGGAGCAACGCGGAAATCGTTTGCGCCGGATGCGGTACCCAGTCCAGAGGCTGAAAACTCCTGAACACGCAGAGCGCGAGTGGTTGCCGCGAGAGCGGAGAGATAAGTCACAGTACCCGTATCGGCAGCGGGAGTACCGGCTGCTTTGCGCATCGAGAAAACAGCCATGATTAGGCTCCTTGAGTTTGGATGAGGTTGGAAATACAGGTCGAGGAATAATCCCCTGCCCACTCGAAGTCTCCGGGCTGATACGGACTTTGTGCCCGAGTCAATCCGAAGCCGGCGAGATCGATGTCGGAGAGGGTTTCGCCTTTGCCGACGTGAGAGTTTTCATATTCCCCGGTTCCTCTGCGGAACAGGCGGAAGACGCCTTCGGCGTTCTGGCCAAGGTCGTAGATTTCCCCTTTGCCTAGGACGTTTCCGTCAGACGCCGGTCTTTCAACGGAGGCGACATGGCGGAATCCGTGGGGTAGAACCCACTCGAACATGATCCAGTCTTCAGAGCTGGCTTGGGGATATTTCGGCAGCAGAATCTGCACGGCTTACTTCTTTTTGCCCATCGAAACATCCCGCTTCTGACCGACGTATTGATCCGTCGTTTCCGGCTTCATTCTAGCCCTCATGCGGATCATGTCGCCCTTGTTGGGCATCGGAGCGGTTTGCTTCGGGTAGCTGATCGGGTGCTTCATGAGTTTCTTCATCACTGGACTCCAATGATCTTCTGATCCGGACCGCGGATCACGGTTTTTGGCCGGCTCATGGCTTCGCCGAGCGAGGAAATCGCAGCATGCAGGTTTTGCAGCAGTTCGGCCATCTGATCGTCTTTTTCCTTGGCCGCTTCTATGGGCTGCTGGATGGCTCGATCTTCACGGGCAAATGTAGCTCCGAGTTTCTGCGCCTCGAATGTCTGCGTCTTGTCCAGGGATTGGTTCTGGTTCTCGGCATTGAGTTCAGCAATAGCGAGTTTTGTCGCTTCCGATCTAACGGATTTTTCCAATTCGACAGCGCGGTCTTTTTCTGCTTCTGATGCTTCAAATGCTCGTTTTTCACGTTCAAGTTGAGCTGTAGCCTGAAACTTTTGCTGGTCTGCCAACAAATCCATTTGTTTGTGTTTTTGACCGTCCTCAATCTTCATTTGCTCGCGCTGGATCTCCGGAGGGGGCGGTTGTGGTTGTGGGGGACCTGGGATTTTCCAGAACATATCCGGGCTACCAAAACCTGCCATTTTGGAGATCTCAGCCACCGTGTTGTAGATCAACTTCGGGTCGGTGACGCCCATTGGAAGAAGCGCCATCTGCATCTGGAACATCTGGTTCAGGTGCGACAGGACGGCATCCTTGTTTCCACTGCCCAGACCCACCGCAATGCTCAGATCGGTACGTTTTCTCCACTGACTCGGGTCTACAGTGACCCAGTTTCCTTCGAGACGGACGACTTCTTCCTTGTGACCGTGCTTCAGGACCAATTCATGCACGCAGGCAAACAGGTACTCCACCGAGGGAGACATCATCCGTGCGATCTGCTCCACCTTCTGGGCCGCGGCGGTGCCCATCTGGTTCATTGCCATACCCGTGGTCTGGGTCAGGACTTCCGGAGAGACGTTTCCGGTGAATACCCCATTGACCCCCGTCCGTCGCTCGGACAGGCGATCCATGTACTCCATGCCCTGAACCGCTTGCGGGAAGATGTTCGGGATGACAATCGGGGCAATATCCCGGCCGAATACCGCATCGACACCCCGCATCGAACGAACGACACCTCCTGGACGACTTACCAGGGCATCCTCGATATTGATCTTGCCGTCCGCCACGAACAAGCGCGGATTGTTGGCGTGGAACAGGTTATCGATACCCTGACGAAGCATGGCCTGCTTCGTATCCTGGATCTCTAGCATCACATCGGCGATGGAAATACCGATATGCCGGTGCGGGATCGGTGTTGCAACAATGGAGGCTACCGGAATACGGGAGCATTCTTCGCGGAACAGCACCTTGTTGCCGACCACGATGGCATATTGCATTTCAGCGATGCCGTCATCGTCGTAGTCGTGTCGAATCCAGCACATCCGGACTCGAACACGGCGCATCGAAGGTTCCCAGCCTTCTCCAGAGCGGTCGCGGTTCTCGTTGTAGAGATCCCGCGCAAAATCTTCGTTCGTATCGCCACGAGAACCCCGCAGATCGTCGCCAATGTCGTCATCGACATCGAAGCCCATCTGGCGCACGTCGGATAGCGTCATTTCCTCCCAATACTCGAAGAAATTCGCGCTATCCAGGGTGTAATCGCGGGTGCTGTGATGGACAACACACCGCTCGGGAGGAAGAACCCGCAAACAGACCTTGCCTTCTTCCTCGGTCCGTCTCAGTTTGATGCTGTGAAGCATCGGAGTCGGTGGTTTTTGAGGCGGCGGAGGTGGTTCTGGAGGCGGGGGCGGTTGTTGTCCGCTCTGTTGAGCCTGCATTGCCGCTTGCTGGTACTGACCCTGCATCTGCTGCATACCCATCTGGTACTGCTGCATGGCCTGGGCAAACTGCTGCTCATTTGCCTTTTGCTGGTCCTCATCGACCTCTGAAGAGTGTTCGAGAACCTCGAAATCGTCCTTGTCCTGCATCAGCAGGGCAAAACTATCGTCGGACTGATTGACATAGGTTTCGTACTCGACCATCTTGGTCTTGTCGTAGTACGCCATGCAATACGCATTCTTGGTCAAGAGCGCGTCTTTGCACCAGTCATGGAATATCTGGGTCCACTGGTTCCGTTTGGTCACCAGGTGGTTGATATACATCGTCTCCTGCTTGGCCTGAGCTTCATCCTCTTGGCCGACAGGATTGAATTTCACCACCTCATCCGAACCCGCAAAGATTCTCACCAGTGACGGGGTGATCCACTCGATGGTATCGAATAAATCCCTGGAGACAACCTGTGAATTACCCTCCGGGGCCGGATTCGTGTTCTTACCCAGATACGCATCGATAGCGGCGGCTCTTTCGGCCGACAGCTCACCATCCATCGAATAATCACCAGATCCGTAGGATTCGACCTCGGCCTGATAGATAGCCGCGATCAGCCCTTCGTCTTTGTCACTTTGGTCCATTGATGGATCCTCGCTCCGATGACCCATTGCTGAAGACCTCGCGCCGCTCGGCATTACCTATTTTCATGAGAGTAGGAATGTCCTTGCTAGGAAGCGTCAGGGTTTCACGCTTCTTGCGCAATTCCGCTCGACTATCTTCCAGAGATTCGATGCGCTGCACAAGTTCCAGCACCTGTTTGCGCATGAGTTTCATCTCATTCCATAGCTGAATGGACATTAAATCCGCCCCGGAATTCCCAAATGCGGATAGTGTAAAGGCTTTGATTTGGTTGCGCCGCTGTTGATGAACTTCAATCCCCGTCCAAACAGGCTCATCACGTCCACCGAATCATCGTACTTTCCGGCCGGGAATTTCATCATCTGGCCCTGGACATCCGTTTTCCACGGAGCAAAGCGGGGCCAGAACACCTTGCCCATGCTCATCATGGCCTGAATCCCTCTGGCTCGGGATTCCTTGTCATTGACGCTCGGAAGCCATTCCACTCGGCAGTGAGCGCCCCGCTCACTCAGCCGTTTCATCATGAAAGGCTCTACCGACCGTCTTATAGGTCCAGATTCTCCGAACCAGCAACTGGGACCATGCTTGATAACAAGGTCAGCCATTCGATCAATCCAGTGATCCGCTGCTTTCTGTCCTCGCCACCAGTCAAGTATGTAGAGGTTTCCGGAGGCATCGACTCCCGCAATTCCATGCTCAGTGAAGTCTCCAGAACCCTCAGTAACCGCAAAGTCTGAAGCGGCATATATTCGCATTCCTTTGGGTGGTGAGTCATATTCATTGAACCACTCCCGCTTGAAGAAATCACCATCTTCCGCAGTAGGCTGCTGCTGATACAGCGCCCACCAGCTTCTCGTATCCTGCTTTGCCCGCTGTACCATTTCTTCGGTGAAATAGTCAGACCAGAGCCTTTCCCCATACTCCCGGCCTAGAGGATCATCCTCCATAGCCTCCATCGGAATCGAAATCACCTTCCAGTTCTTCCCATCCCGCTCAAGAATTCTCCCGCCCAGGTCATTTTCCGCCCACCGGGTCATGATAATGATCTGCGGAGCACCAGGCTTGAGACGAGTCAGGAAATCATTGAGATACCACTGCCACACACTCTCCTGCGCCCTCTCCGAATCCGCATGCTCCCGACTCTTCACCGGATCATCGATAAGCCCCAGATCCCCACGCCGACCCGCAATCGCAGCACCCACACCCGCAGCGAAATACTCCCCATTTCTCTCGGTAACCCAATTCCCCACACCCGTCTTGTCAGAACTCAGTCCAAACCCAAACACATTGCGGAAGTCTTGAGTATCGACAATGTTCCTCACTCTCCGGCTGAATACCTCCGCTAGTTCATCCGTATTAGCCGCCCCAATCACCAACTTATCCGGATTCCTGCCCATATACCAAGCCGGAAACTCCACCGACCCATACGTACTCTTAGCCGCACCCGGAGGTAGATTGAACATCAAGTTTCGCGTGTCACCACGCTCCACCATTTCCAACTCCGCAATCAACATCTTGTGATGCAAAGCCGGCTTATGCGGACTCTCCCGATACCGCATCCACGCCTCAATCCCATCAGCAGCCTTTCGCCGCCTCAATAACTCCTGCGCAAATCCAGTGTCAGTAACCACTAATAACCCCAATGCTGTAGAAACTATTGCGCATATATTTTTAAGCGTGAATCACTTAACCCCCTAGCGAAAACCATGTTTGTGGAATATGGCGAATATTTATGGATAGGGTCCCACCTTTTCATACACCCGGCCTCGCTGTATTCCCTCCTACCCCCACCCGTCTACTCTGCTGGTTCGGTCACTTCCCCATCGTGGCCCAGCTGTAGTGTGTCGCGCTGCTGTGCTACCAGTCGCTCAAGCTCTTGCGTGCTGATCTGCCTCACATCGTGGGTAATGTTCACATTGACATCGCTGGTGCGCTTGTCGCTGTACCTGCGTGGGTCTCGCACGCTGGCCTGTCGCCACGCTGCCTGGGCGCGCTCCCTGGCCAGTGCCACGATAGCGCTGCTGATCTGCGGTTCGGCGCGTATCGCCTGCTCTGCCATTTGCAGGTGCTCGATAGCCTGGTGCTCGAACATGTCAGCGCCCACTATCTGGGCTTCGGAGACTCGCGCGGATCGTATCACGTCAGCCGATAGCCAACGGCTAAGACTCATCGCTGATGTACCGATCTGCTCTGCGATCCACCGCAGGCCCTTGCCGTCGGCGATCCAGTCCGCTATCTGATCGATCCCGATCTGCTCGATGCGGCTGGTGGCTGGTGTTGGGTAGGTGCGCACTGATACCAGTGTAGCCGCACTGCCTGCGGCATTGCTAGTGCTCGCTGTGCTCGCATTCAGCGGTGGATTCTGCTCACTGGCTACAGAGTCCTACAGAGCATATTGGTTGTACTCCCTGTCAATAGCTTTTGACCGTTTATCTGCCATCCATCCGACGAACGGTATGTTCTAGGGTGACGAACGGTAGCTTGGTTAGGGTTTCCCCTAGTATCCATGTTCGCATCTTTCGACGATATTACTGTCATGGGTTGGCGCTGTGCTGACCCTCTCAGGAGCCTAGACCATGACATTCAAGCCCTGCAAGCTTTGCTATCAAGACCAAGACTATCGGATTGACTCCGAAGGCCGAGTCTATTGGCAATCGCGCCCAGTTGAAAAACGCATCATTGACGAAGAATTCCTGAAAGACCTATTCGCAGAGGTCGCGCGCAGGCGCAGGAACAAGACCCGCCGGGAACGCGACGAAGCCTATCGGTCTTGCGGGCTTGTCAAGGTGCGCGGCGCGCTTGGCGGCGTTTATTGGGAATGATCCCCGCCTGACCTCACCCGATAGCCTCTACCAGAAGCTATGGAGTGCGATCTGCACTACTTAGGAGCACACACCATGCGTCAATCAATCAGCACCAAGTATCACGGCCCGACCAACACTCGCGGGTCCAAGGTCATCGCCACGTCGGCCAGTGGCCATCGCTTATCCCTTGAATGGGATGACGCGCTCAATAACGATGAAAACCATACCGCCGCCGCTATGGCCCTTGCGAACAAACTGCAATGGACCGGCGCATGGCATGGTGGAGCGACAAAGACCGGCTATTGCTTCGTCAATCAGGACGGCGACGGGTTCGCCATTGTCCGCAACAACTGAAAGCACACCATGCAACGCACTATCCGCCACTACTTCGCGCTCCGGCGCGTCAATATCAGTCCTGCCCGCGCTTGGTCGCTGGCCTGCATCCATACAAGGGGTAAACAATGATCTGCACATCCCTCATTCTCGGGCTACACCTTGCCAGCTATCACGCCCAGCACCACGACTACCAAAACAACGTCAATCCTGGCGCCTACGTGGAGTGCGATGGATGGACCGCTGGCGCATATCGCAACACGCTTTCCCGCACCAGTGCCTATGCTGGCTATACCCTGCGCTCAGGCCCGTTTGCACTGTCCCTTGGGGCAATTTCAGGCTATCAGAAGCGCATCGAAGCCGTGCCCTGTCAGCGCGGCCGGCGCACTGGGTGCACGCGGGAATATGGGTTCTCTGACTCGGCCTTCACTCCAATGGTCGCCCCATCGGTGACGTTGGGACCGGCTCGCCTATGGTACATACCCAGCATCGGGGTTAGCTCTTCGGTGCTACACCTGTCACTTCAAAAGGAGTTCAAATGAGCGGCCGGCGCAGCTCCGCTGTACAGGCCGGCGTGGACCTAGCCCTATCCGGGCTTACCATCCGGGAGTCCGCCCGGCAGGCTAAATGCCACCATGCTTCAATTGCTCGTGTGCTCAAGGCACAGGGCGAACCACCCCGCAAGGCCGGCAGGCCGCGCACAACCAAGGAAACATCTTGAACAAGCTACTCGCTACTCTTTGTCTCTCCATCTCTCTGCACGCCGTTGCAAGCGATGAGCACAAGCCGCCCCCGCCAGCTCCGAAGCCTTCCTGCACCGACTGCTGGAATGGATCGGACAAGGCCATGCACTTCGGTGTCTCGGCGGTCGTCGGGTTCGCGGCCGTCAATCAATGGCCCGACAACAAGCCCAAGGCATTCGCGGTTGCGATGATCCCAGGAGTGCTAAAAGAGATCAGCGACGCCCAGAAAGGCGGCAGCGGGTTCTCGGGCAAGGATCTTGTGGCCGACGCTCTAGGCGCTGCGTTCGGGGTCTACGCGGGTGGTTGGCTCATTACCCGCGCCCAAGGGACCACCAAGGTCGCTTACGCCACGGGGTTCTGATACCGGCCAGCCATTGAGCAGTGCCGCCCGGGTCATCCGAGCTGTAGGCACAGAGACAAAAGCCCCTTGTCGGGGCTCTGTCTCGTTCACTCTTTCCAGCAATCGCGGCAGTACCTTGTAGGTGTTTGCGGCGAGATGATCGGCTTGCATGCGCACATTCTATGCGCATAGTTACTTACAAGTCAATAAAAAAGCCCCGATCCGGGCCGCTGGAAACTAGGGGGAGGACCTAGAACGCGGAAGCCGCATCATCGGAAGCGCCGACACGCCGGGGCAAACCTTTGAGCATGGAAACCAACCTAAGCGCTCCGTCAACGTCTGTCAGCGTGGCGACTGGCCCACCTAGCCAGTCCCTCATGAAATCGCGCTGTAGGTCCGTATAACGCGCCGGACGGGGCTTCTTCTTGCCTTGGAGTATCTTCACTTCGGCCAAGGCAGTTACGCCATTGCACCCAATCAACAGATCGACAGGTAAACCGATGATCCAGACAACGGCGCCGGCTTTGCGTAGTGCCTCGACTATCAACGCCTGGTTTTCATCGACGCGGGCAGCGTGCCTCATGCCTCAGTCTAACTGACGATGCAGCGGACGCTACGCGCAGCTGATCCTTTGGTTAGGGCGCACGCGGCGGGCGCAGCTTGTGCGCCTTCAGCAGTGCGGCTTCGATCAACTCCGCAGGCGTCTCGGGCTGCTCTGCCATCCACTGCACCAGCCATTCAGGCAGACGCAGCGGCACGTTTACCCGGCGCATGCCGGGCGGTGCTGGCGGGCGACCGCCTTTGCTTTTGCTTTCCATCAATGCACCCACTTGTTGCGCACCAGATAGTCAACCACCGCCGTGTGGCTGGTGCTTTCAAAGTAGCGCCCACCAGCGGGCCAGCAGTAGTACACCGTGGTTCCATCGCGGCACAGTTCGCCAACCATCGGCGCGGCCTTGGCTTCCAGCTTCTCGGCCCGGCACATCGCGCGGTGCTCGGCGGCAAATCGGCGGGCTTCGCGTGCGTTCAGGTGTTGCTCAATGGTTTGCATTTGTCTCTCCGGTTGCGTGTTGCGATGTATTTACTGTAGCACAGCAACAGCCAGCGTCAACAACTATTTTGTAACACGCAAACATTGTCACGCTTCGGCACCAGCGCCCTAACCCGCAATTCAAGCGGACTGCCTACGGCAGCCGCTTAATTGCACCGTTAGCCGGCCTGTGGCGCTCCACCATCCAGGCCGGCGGGTGATCACGCCTTGTGGGTGCCTTCCACGCCCCGGCGCATGCGCTCCAGGGTGCGGCGGTTCAGCCAGTTCTGCGCGTCCTCGATGTGCGTCAGGGCCAGGGCGTTGTACCGGCTGGCAAACGGCCCTTGCTGGAAGCGGCGAAGCCGGTCGGCCACGATGGCGAGCAACACCTCGTGCGTCAGGCCATTCACGCCGTCCTCGTTGATCGGCCCGTTCTGGAACTCGATCAGCACGCTGTTCGCGCCGCTCTTGCCCTTGTAGCCGCTCACCTCGTACATGTGGTTCGCGCCTCCGCTGCCGGGCTCATCAGTCACGGCCACGGTCAGCACGTCGTTTGCAGGGTTCACTTTGTGGTCGGTCAGTTCACGCATTTGCGCTCCAAGGTTGTGCCGGTTTTCGTGGGGGCCGGCTAACCCCTCGCTCAACTTGACCGCCTACGGCGACAAGTTAGCTCGAACGTTAGGCCCAATCCCCAGTTTTTCTTAACGCCCAATTCACCCACCCGTTCGGGATGAACCACCCCGACCCATCGCGGACTCGGTTCAGGATCTTGTGCGCCGCAGCAAGCTGGTATTTGTTGGTGGTTTTCATGGCTTTTTTTGCCCGGCGGCTAGCTGCGCCCTCTCAGCAACCAGACTGTCGATGTGCCGCCCCCACTCTGCATCCCACTCTGGATCAGCCAGAATGCCGATCATGGCGTCCTTGAGCATAACACGCTCGCGCTCACTTGGGGTGTGGCAAGCATCGGCCCCGGTAGCGTCCTCGCCGATCCAATCGTAGTTGGCCACATAGGCGTCGATGATTGATTCCAGTGCGTCGGGTTGTAGCCAGTCGCGCTCAGGCTCTGCGGCCGGCTCCGCGTCGTGGGCGGCAAATGGTTGATCAGAGCGCATGCGCCTGATTTCCCGCGCCATTACATCTTCCGCCAAGGTTGCAATGTGCATTCCAACCCCGTCGTATATTGCAATGCTTCCGTCTGGCCTGAACTCGGCGCTGTACCCGTCAGGAAGTTTTTCAATCGTTGTCATTTGCGCATCGCAGCAATAGAAGCCGCCAAGTGTCTTTGATAGGCGTCATCGTGCGCCTTTGCCACTTCCGGCGCAATGGCGTTTACCCTTAGTGCTTTCTCCCTCAGCGGGAATACATCCCGCCAGCCGTTCCTGATCGACTGGTCTAGACAGGCTTGTGGATCCTCGCCTGCGCTCTTGAGCCTGACCAGCTCCATGATGACCAGCTTGGCAGCGTAAATGGTCAGCGGGGCTTTGCACGTCTTGCGCCTCGATTCCTCGAAGGCTTGCCAGGACTCGGGAGTTATCCACACTGGAATCATTCATTGCTCCATAGATTCTGCAAGGGTGATGCATTGGCATCGGCCCTCGCCCGGGTGCTGTGTGCATGCGGCCAGGACGGGACCCCTGACTTGACCGACCCTTGCAAGGTCTTTTGCCTTTCGGCTATCGGTTGCCTGCCTCACAGGCTTCGCATGCACAAAACACCCCGGCGCACCCGGAGGCAGCGATTCAATCGGCGGGGCGTTGCTCTCACCACTCGGCCCCCGCTTGCCCCGATCCCTCACTGACAGGTCGGGCCGGTCGCGCAGGGTGAACCGAGCGCCGGTTGTGTTTCTTGGGTGCAGCCCATACAGGCCCATAGCTAACCCGCCCTGAGGATCCAGAACGCAAAAAGCCCCTTGCTACTGCGTTCCGATGTGGTGGCATCGTCCGGTTTCCCGGTGAACGCATGAGCAAGGGGCCTCATGTTCCGATCCTCTGCCACCACATTGGATAGATTGATCTTAGCACGCATGGGCTAGGGCTTGTCAAGCCCCATTGAATCAATGGATGCGTCCAAGCAATTCATAGACACGCGCAGCAGCCAGTGATCTTTGAACTTGATTTCATCTGCGTTTCCAATCAGCCACCGATACCGCGCCGCATCAGCGGCAAGCGACTCGATGGCTGCGCGTAGAACGTTGCGGGACCGTGAAGTCTCGCGGACTTCGTGTCCGTACTCTTCCGCCAGTGCCATGATCTCATCGGTTGTCATTTCTTCCTCCTAGGATTGCGCCAAGCATTGCCGCACTTGACGCCACAGTACTTTGCCCAGTGCTTCGTAGAGGCAAAGGGTGCTTTGCAGTGCAGGCATTTGAAGATCATCGCTTGCCCCAAGACTTGCCAGTTGAAGGATCGATACCCGGCCAGTGCGCCGCGAAGTAGGGCTCGACATCTTTTCCCGGCGTGTAGCGGGTGTCGAGAACCGTAGGTACCTTGGTGATCTTCACCTTGACGGGTGGCTTGTCCACAGCGAAAGTGGGCAGTCTGTGCGAGCCGGCCAACTTGTAGGGCTCGGTGCCACGTTGAACGTCGGTCTTAAGGCCCTTGATGCGCCTGCCGATGTTGTGGAGTGTCATCTCGCCATAGTAGGGTGAAAACAACCAGCGCGTACTAGGGAAAACCACTAGAGACAATAACTATTTGTGGAGAATAGCATGCAGCATGGAGGCTAACGTTTGAGCTAAGCGGGAGACGCCCCATGACCAAACATGAAGACACCACCCAAGCTGCCGGCGGCTCTCCGCTTGAGCGACAGGTTAGGCGTTTCGTGGAGAAAGCAAAGGAAATAGCATGAGAGGTTACGCGGCCATTGGCCTAGACCACCCGAAATGCCCCGCGAATGTGGGCGGCGCAATGCGTGCTGCCGGTTGCTACGGTGCTGCGATGGTAGCGATGTCGGGGCACCGCTTTGACAAGGCCCCGACCGACGTGCAGAAGCAATGGCGCTTGACGCCTGTGATTCAAACTGAAGACCTTCGATTGGTGATTCCATACGACTGCGTTCCTGTGGCCGTGGACTTGATCCCTGGCGCTCAATCGCTTGCCGACTACAAACACCCAGAACGGGCGTTCTACATTTTTGGACCTGAAGATGGCACATTGGGCGCGCGTGTGCTGTCATGGTGCAGGGATGTGATTTATATCCCTATGAACGGTTGTATGAATCTCGCGGCCACCGTGAACGTGGTGTTGTATGACAGGGCGTCGAAAATGCGCAAGACGCCTAACGTGGGAGCTGAGAGGCAATGACCGGCGCAACTGAACTTGACGAAGCGGGACAACCTGGCACGCCGGGCATTGTCCTTTCGAGCGACGGGTTAGCCGTCTCTTCCCGAAGCGCGCGTGTGGTGGCGCAGTTTTCTTGCGGTGCCGCCTCGGCTGTTGCGACGAAGCTGGCCATTGCCGAGTACGGGGACCGCGTGGTGATTGTGAACGCCTTCATCGAGGAAGAACACGAGGACAACCGCCGATTCGCCGCTGACTGCGAGGTGTGGTTCGGCCAAACCATCGTCAACCTGCGAGATACCAAGTACGACGCAAGCGCGATCAAGGTGTTTGAAACCGTGGGCTACATCAAGGGGCCGCAGGGCGCGGCTTGCACATCGCGCATCAAGCGCGGCCTGCTGCGCACGTTTGAACAGCCCGGCGATGTGCTTGTGTTGGGCTACACCGCTGAGGAACAGGAGCGATATGACGACTGGCTGACCGACTGGCCCGACCGCAAGATCATTGCACCGCTCATCGAGCGCGGACTGACCAAGGAAGACTGCAAAGCGATGGTCGAGCGCGCCGGTCTGAAACTGCCAGCGATGTACCTGCTCGGCTATGACAATGCGAACTGCATTGGCTGTGTGAAGGGTGGGCTCGGGTACTTCCGGGCCGTCCGCGAAGACTTCCCGGTGCAGTTTGAACGCCTCGCCCAGGCCGAAGACAAGGTGGCTGGCTTGCGCGGCGAGAACGCCTACATCCTGCGCCACCGTTCGGGGCCGCTTGCAGGCCAGCGATTCCCGCTGCGGGAGTTGCCAGCAGGCAAGGCGCATCGTGGGGAGCCGCTGCCATCGTGCGGGCTGTTTTGCGAGAGTGCCGAACAGGAATATGCAGCATGACGGCTAACGTTGCAATTAAGCGGGGACCAACGGCGTGACACTGCACGAAGAAGCCACTACAGCGGATGCCGTTGGGCGTCCGCTCGACCTGCGTGTTGGGCGGCTGGTGCCGAAGCGCGTTATGCCGAGCGAGGTGCATTTGGACGATGCGGGCCGGCCAATTTGCATGTACTGCGACAAGCCGCTTCGTAAGGCCACGGCAAGCGCTTTTTGGAGGTATGACGCCAGCGTTGTGCAACTCTACGGATGGCTGGGTTGTTGCAACTTCTGTAGCGAACGATGCGCGGCTAGGTGGGGCGTCGTCAAGGCGTCCTCGACGTGCGCCGACTAGCCGCTCAACGTAAAGCTAACCGGCCCACAATGGCCACACGAAAGGTGAACATGAGCACAAAAGTAGCCGGCCCTTGTGGGTCCGAGTTGAGCGACGGGTTAGGCGGCACTTGGCGCTACCACGGCAGGCCAGAGCCAAGCAAAGACTGCCGATGCTTGGTTACGCTGGAGCAAGGCGGATCGTGGCGCTGGGTTGGCATACGAGCCTACGACGCAAACCGAGGCGTGTGGCTGAACAATGGCGAGCCGGAGCGCGACAAAGTGGTGGCTTGGCAGGTGTTGCCAGAGCCGGCGACAGGCTATTACGCACGGGGCATTCTCCGTGACGCCTAACGAGGAGGTAACCGGATGACAACGGCGCAGATGAACGACCCGAAGCGCGGCGACGGCGCCGCCGTTGGCATTCCGGTTGACCGCAGGGTTAGGCGTCCTCGCGTGCAGGCACAAGTGCGTGAGACGCACGAGTTTCAAGGCCGCTACAAGCAGCACGACCTAGACCTGATGCGCGACGGCTGGCACAGCAACTGGTACATCCGGGTGTGTGCGCCGAGCGGCCTGTATGCCTATGACGGCTACTGGCGCGAATCGCAAGGCAAGAGCCTGGACGACGCGATAACAGAGGCATGCACGGGCGCATGTCTTTGGACGCCTAACGTAGTGTTAACCGGGAGACAACCGACGTGAGCACCGAACAACCACAGCCCGGGGCCGTTGGCTTTCCGGTTGAACACATAGTTAGGCGCGTGGTGGATGGAGAGATGCCGCCCGCACTGACGCCGGTGCTGTTCTTCGTTCGCGGCTTGTGGCGCGCTGGCTGTTGGGCGAAGCGCGAGGACGGAATTTGCTGGCAGGTGGAGGGCACCTCATGGGTGGAACCAAGCGAATGGTGTGCGCGAATGGAGCGCCCGTCACACTGGATGCCTCAACCCGAAGCGCCTAACGTTGCAATTAAGCCGCCGGTACTCCGGTCGGCTTGAATTGCGTGTTAGGCCCCCATGTTTCCGAAGCGAGGAGATGGTGATGAGCTACGACGAAGAGATGTTCAAGAAGTGGCGCGAAGCGCGGGTGAAGTTCATTGCGGACAACCCAGCCACGGCGCAGGCGCTTGCGCTGAAGGTGCCGAGCCCGACTGGCGACGAGCACATTGCCAGCGAGCACTGTTGGTGCGGGCCGGAAGCGGCCTACACCGACCCTGAGACTGGCGCGACGGTGTTTGTGCATCGGAGGATTCAATGAGCGGCGACATGGACATAGACCGGCACCTGCGAGCCAAAATCGCGGCCTTGACAGAAGAGTGCAAGGTGCTTCGCGCGAACATTGACAGCTCGCCGTCGGTCGATGAGTGGCGCGCGAAGGACGCAGAGATTGCGCTGCTGCGCGCCGAATACGCCAAGTCAGAGCGCCGCGCAATAATGTTCGGCGACATCTTGCACAGCCAGGTGGTTGCAATGCAGGCGGCCGTGCTTGATGGCCACCTGAAGACGCCAGCCAACGGCTTGCAGTGGATCGTGAACACACTGACCGGCCCAGGCCACTTGCCGGACCTGGACGAAGCCCGCGCGCTCGGTGGAGCGCAGGCGTATTGGGTTCGCGAGATGGCCAAGCACGAGGAATTTAGGGCTGCGCACCCCGGCCCTGCTGCCTTGGGGCCTAACGTTGGAATTGAGCCGCCGTACTCGGTCGGCTCGAATGACGGGTTAGGTCCGTTGTAACCGGAGCGAGAAACTATGAGCGCAGCTATGTTTGAAACGTTCCGCGACATTGGAACGTATGAAGTGCATCAGCTTAGGCAGGCGGAGCCTTCTTGTTTTAACGGCATGGTGCGGGTTGAAAAGTACCGCGTGACCGTTGAGAAAGTGGAAGAGCCCGCCGACGTGATCCACGCGCGCTTGCGAAAGATGTGGGATGAGTGCGACAACAGCCACCACCGTGAACCGCTGATCCGTGCCGGGCTGAAGTACGGCATCGACCTGCGCAAACGGGCCTAACGTGGAGTTCAGCGGCGTGCCCGCTGGACATTCGAGCAACCACCCTGCTGGCGGCACGTCCGCTGGAACGCAGGGTTAGGCGTCAAGGCGCCGGAGCGTGACCATGAGCGAAGACTACGAAATCAAGAACCTGCGCGAACAGTTCAAGATCGTGTGCCGCAAGTGCGGCAGCGAGGATGTGGCGATCAACAAGGAAGACGGCATCGACTATGGCGGCGAAACCGGCTACCAAAGCGGCAGCTTCCAGATCGGGTGCAACGGCTGCAAGGCCAATGACTGGTGCGTGTGGATTTGACGCCTAACGTCGGAATTGAGCCGCCGCGTAGCGGTCGGCTCGAATGACGGGTTAGGCCCGTTGTAACCGGAGCGTGATGATGTTGAAAAGGCTTTGCATTTTTCTTTTGGGCGGATGCTATGAGGTGTCTCATGTTTCTACACACGACACCTGGATGACATGGCGAAGGAAGCGCGATGGTTGGTGGCCTACCAAATTTGACTCATGGATGAACCCGCGGGCCTAACGTTTGAGGTAACCGGCTTGCGCCGTGAAGGAGTTGGAATGACCACAAATGCTGCCGGCGCAAGTCCGGTTGACCGAGGGGTTAGGCGCAGGCGCGTAGAACTTGCCCTGCACCGCTTGAAAGGGCTGGAGCTTTCAGGTGGGCAGATTAAGGAGCGGCTGGAGGTGCGCGAGGTCGAGGTGATGGCGCGGGCCAAAGGCTATGCAATGGTGCGCCGCAAGGGCTGCGCCCCCTATGTGGTGAGCGAGAAAGAACTGCTGGCCCCTGCGCCTAACGTGAGTTAGGCGACTTCACCAGACTTTGCGATGAAGAAAATCCCAAAACGCGGCCATGATTGAGCCAAGCGCAGAGCCGATGCAGAACGGGCGGTCGGCATCCCTGATCGTCCAGCTCCGACAGACCGTCGCCAGCCGATCACGCTCGATCTGCGCAGCGCTGGCGGGCAACTGCTGACTCTGGAGCCGCGTCTAGGCTACGTGGCGTGGCGGGCAGTCAATGAGGCCGGAGCGGTGGTAGATGCTGCGGCGCTCAAGGAGTTGTTGCACCGAATTGCGGACGAATTGCCGCGTCAATTAAGCGCAAGGCACTATGCGGGCTAATGGTTTACACCTATGGTTTTCTGCCTGCGAAAACAGAAAATAGACGCAACAGGAGCGCGACTTGAGCAAGACAGCCAACGACATCATCACGGCATCGCACGTTGCCGCCGCGGCGTTTGCCGATCCCGATGTGCGCCAAGCGCATCGGCTGGGTTTCCTTGAAGCCGAATTGAAGAAGCTGGTGGACAAGTACGAAGGCGTGCGTGATCCAACGTGCGGCTACCTTGAAACCACGCTGGGTGACTCACCGATCCTGATCGAATACGAGTACGAAGCCGGTGAGGATGCGGTTTACAACCTCGACAGCCCCATGTGCGGGCCCGGCTGCCCTGCATCGGTTCGCATCGGCATGGCACTGATAAACGGGCACTGGACATCCACCGAAGGCTGGCCTGATGCGTGGATTGATCGCTGGGAGCAGCAAGCCTTCGATCAGGAGCAGAACCAACAGCAGGAAGATTACGAAACTCGCAAATCCGAACGGGAGTATTGATGGATCACGAAGAGTGGCACCTTCCGCACATGCGCAATCAACCCAACGACTCAGGAGCCGACATGACCATTCTTTTCAACGAGAGCGTCTTCCCGCGCGCCAGCCGCGACAACTGCCTGCGCCATTCAGATCCTGTGCAGGGCCCGTACATCAACGACAGCCGGCTGGGAAAGGTGATCTGGGTTGTCCTGTGCCTGTTGTCCTTTGCGGCGATCGGCGTGCTGCTGGCGATCAGGGGCTGACATGAAAAACCACGTTATCGCTTTCCAGGGCTCCATGAAACCGCGCAAGGTCCGCGAGTCCGATCTGGACGCTCGCATTGCCGAAATGCGTGAAGCCTGGAACGAAGCATTCGACCTGGCTGCGATGGAGCATGCAAAGCCGTCTCTGTGGCTGCGCATTGGCTGCGCTTGGACTAACTTCTGGAGAATGTGATGGGCAAATGGCACAGGGGGCCGCCTCCAAGCATCGGATGGTGGCCTGCATGTTTCGCTAGATCGTCAGGACCATGCCGATGGTGGGATGGATCGAATTGGTCCTTGCCCGCAACATTTGGCACGAGTGCCGAAAATGCGGCTAAGGCGGCATCTATTATTTCAAGCTTAGGCGAGCTAATCGAATGGCAGCACCGCCCAAAGTCGTGGCCCGCAAGGAGCAAGACATGATCTCGAAAGCAAAAGACTTTGCCTACGTCTATCGGCTCTACCGCAATGGTGGGCACAACCGGCTGTACAGCCTCAAGACAGCGTGGAACATCGGCGTGCGCGGGTGGGATTTTTAACAGGAGAACCAATGTCAGTCTATTCAAAACTCAACGAAGCGCGAGCCAAGTTCCACGAACTAAAGCTGGAAAAAACCGGGCACAACAAGTTTGCCGGGTACTACTACTTCGAGCTGGGAGACTTCCTGATCCCGGCTCTGCAAATCTTCAACGAAGTGGGGCTGTGCGCCATCGTTTCCTTCGACAAGGAAATGGCTCGCATGGACATTCACGACGTATCTGATGCCGATGGTCGCAAGTCACTCACTATCACTTCGCCACTGAGCGAGGCAAACCTAAAAGGGTGCCACCCGATCCAGAATGTAGGCGCATGCGAGACGTACAGCCGCCGCTATCTCTGGGTTGCCGCGCTGGAAATCGTCGAACACGATGCGCTGGATGCGACCACCGGCAAGGATCAAAAGGAAAAGACCGGCGTGCCGGCCAACGTCAAGGCAAGCGGGCCAGAGTTGATCTTCCAGTCACTACAGCCAGAGGATGCAGACTATTGCAGACGAGTCGCCAAACAAATCGTCGATGTGATGCCGGATGCAAGCCGCGCCGTTGACATCATTGACAACGAGGGTATGAACAACGATCAGAAGGTCGGTGTCTGGCACTTGTTGGATAGCAAAACCCGTTCGTTAATCAGAGCTGCCCAGGCGGCACAAAAGGAGCCAGTGTGAAGATCACCGCAACCCGCCGCGAAGCCGGCAAATGGACTTTCTATGACGTGATGCTCGCGTCTGGAGAGGGAAAAGAGCCCTTCCTAACGATTAAAGACTGCAAGATTGTCGAAGGCAGCAAGGGGCAGTTCGTCGGCTTCCCGTCGCGCAAGGACGGTGAGAAATGGTGGCCGATGGTGTACGGCAGCGACGCCTTCCAGGTCGAAGTGATTCGTGCGATGAACGCTGTGAAGACTCACGATGGCCGCACGCTTTCCGAGCGCCGGCCTAAGCCGCCTGTTGTTGATGACGATTTGCCGCCCTTTTGAGCCATGAAAGCAACCCAAGGCCGTCGCCTGATCGCGGCACTCAAGCGCAAGCCGCACACCTACCTTGAAATGCAGATGCTGGGCGTTTCTACTTCACCCCAAAAACGGGTGATGGAAAGCCTGCACTTCGGTGAGTACGTTCACAAACGCATCAACAAGCGCGGGCTGGTGACGTGGCGCGTACTGACAGCAACGAAGTGGACGGCGTGAACTATCTCAAGCAACCCACATACCGCAGCGAAGCCTGGCTGCGTGCCGTCGCATCGTTGCCGTGCGTGAAGTGTGGCCTGGAAGGCTCGACGCAAGCCGCCCACCGAAATGAGGGCAAATCCATGGGCAAGAAGGTGGACGACTGCCTTACCGCAGCCCTATGCGTTGGCTGCCATGCGCTGATAGATCAGGGACCGACAATGAATAAAGCTGAACGCAGGAGCGTCATGGACTTGGCGATTCTGCTTACCTTGGTGCAGTTGGCTCGACAAGGATTGGTGAGGGCAATATGACAGACCGCGAGCTGCTCGAACTCGCTGCCAAGGCTGCGGGGATTGACGTGATTAGATCGCGTTTGCATGATCCTTTGCAACGCGACATGCTAGTCAAAAACAGTGTACGCAACTCGGAGCATCTAGCTGGCCAATGGAACCCGCTCACCGATGACGGCGACGCGCTACGGCTGGCGGTGAAGTTGCTTTTTCGTGTTGATGTTGATAAGTCGGCGTGTGTCGTGTCATACGCTTGGAAAATACAGAAGAAAGAAGAGTGCGGCACAGATCCATACGCGGCCACCCGTCGAGCCATCGTGCACGCTGCTGCTGAGATCGGAAAGCAATGCTCTACGTAATGCCAGCCGGCAGAGCCAGCGCACTCGCGGCTGTAGCGAATGCGCCAGATGACTGGCGCGTCAAGGTTGAACCGCCGAAGCGCAGTCTCGATCAGAACGCTGCGCAGTGGCCGATTTTGCAAGCATTCAGCCGTTCTATAAAGTGGCCTGTGAACGGCTATCTAGTGTTGATGTCGCCAGAGGATTGGAAGGACGTTCTAACCGCGGCGTTCAAGCGGCAGACGGTTCGCGTTGCGATGGGTCTGGACGGCGGCATGGTGATGCTTGGTACACGCACCAGCAAAATGACAAAACCGGAGTTCAGCGACTATCTGGACTTTTTACACGCGACTGCCATAGAACGCGGCGTACAACTAGAAGTACAACATGACCCCCAAAGAACGTAACGTGCTATGGATGACCGTACAAAAGCCTCAGTGCATGAGTTGCGCGAATGTGATCTATACGCCACCGGCCATGAAATGCCGTGCATTGCCCATCGCTGGGCGCGGGCACCTTGGCAAAACATCGGGACACGAATACTGCATCGATGCGCGGGATGGAGCCTGCGGAGATGAGGCTGTGCTGTATGAGGCTAACGTGCGGCTCACTGGCGGACCTTCCAGTGCGGCAGCGGGTTAGGCGTCTTGGTGGGTAAACACGGAGAACGATGATGGCAAAGATGACGACGCGCGAAATGCGCGCAGAGATTGGCAACCACTTGAGCGAGGCCGAAGACCTGACCGTGACATACCTTCGGGCGTGCGGCTGGCGGCATACGTGCTCGACGCCGGACAGCTACTGGTTTTGGATGCGCGATGTGCCCGAGGAAATCGGGCGCGACATCAAGGTGGCGATGTTCGGCAATGCGCAAGACGCACTGCGCTTTCAAGATCGCCTGACCGCCGAGCAGTTCCCGCTCGCCGAAGACCACGACCAGCCCGAGTAGAGCGCTGACGCCTAACCCAAAGATCAGCGGCTGAAAGTCCGCTGCATCGTCAGTTAGGCCACGCCATCAGCAGGGTTCTAAGGTCGCTGCTGACCCGCTCACCGTCCGCTGCACAAGCCTCACTAACTCGCAGTGCCTCTTGGAGAAGGTTCCCGGTGCTGGCACATCGCTCACGATAGGCTTCTGCGGTATCGTCGGGACGGGCACTGGTAAAGCCGGCAATTGACTGGCGCAACCCGTCGCGCTCAGTACGCAGACTAGCAATAACGCGCGCTGTACGGTCTTTCTCAAGTTGTCCATTGCGTTGTGCCTCGGTGAGTTGAAATTGCCACGCCTGCTCCTTGGCTCTTGCCGCATCTGTGGCTGCGAGTTGTGCCTTGACCTGTGCCGCTGTAGCCAGATCCCACTTGCGTTGAATCCGAGCCTCTCCGTTCGAGAATCCGAACATGAAGACAATCCCCGCGATGAGCAGGGGGCCGAGGATGCGCAGGATCAGACCGTAGGGCATTACGCGAACAGAGGCACTGTGCCTTTGTTGTCGATCAGCAGCGCCTGCTGCCGGCCATAGCCAGCAACGACAGAGACGTGAATCCATCCGTTCGGCGGATACTCAAGTATCAATTGATCGAATTCCATCTTGGCATCGATGATACGGTCAATGACATGCCTTGGCGAACCGAAGCCGGGGGCCGTGAAGTCTGCCGCCTGCCCTAGAACATGCTGGCTCGTGTCCTTGCTGCCAATCGCCCGATTCAGCTCTAGACACCGGTAGCCGCTGCTGATCGTGATGGGAACGCCGAGCAGGATGCGCACGCCTTCAAGCCATTGGGCGGTGCGTTTCAGGTGCTCGATGGCATAGGGTGGCGGGGTGTTGTCGATCCCGAGCCTGGCCGCGGTCTGAGATACCGTGAACTCGGACAACTCAAAATGGGAGCTGAGCTTCAAGAATGCACCTTCCCATCGATCAAGCGCAGATTGCACAGCCGCACCATTTCCTCAAGAGGCATTGGCTTGGATGGCTGGATTGGTTGAGCCTCCGCCCACTTGCCGTTGATCTTGATGACGTTGTTAGGGACAACATCGTCGCCGCCCCAATCCATTGTGATTGCGCGCTTCACTTCGGCATCCCAGCCATTGAAGGATCGGTGAGCGGAACGATGGTGTATCGCTTGCCGGCATCCTGAGCAGACTTGAGCGGATCTGCTGCTTTCCTGATCGTGGCAACCCTGCCCGGAACCTTGGCAAACTCAGCCCATGTCCCGCAGTAGGTTACCGCACGATATTTGCCGTCAACTTCGTAGGTGCTGGGTACGCAGTCCCATTGAACACAGACACCCACATCATTCCATTTCAACTGCGGCTCTGTGGCGGCCCAGCCCGGAGTGGATAGAGCCGGAATGCATGTCACCGGAACCGTGTAGGGGGTTTGAGCGGCTGCCGTCAAAGGCAGCGCTAGCAGTAGCCATTTCATTCGACCCCCTTTGCCCAAGGCAAATGCCCGTCCCAGCGCTCGCACATCTTCCCCAAGACAGGGGCGCCGAACGTGCCGCCGATGAATGTGGCATACAACAACGTGTCAGCCCCCTCTGGGCGTAACGCATCTTTCATAAGCACCCAGGCGGCGACCATGAAACCCCACACCGCGATAAGCCGTAGAACGCTGGGTTTCCCAGTCTCATCCTGCATCATCTTGCCGATGAAACTCTCCGGCGTTCGTGATGCGCAGATAAGCATCCAAAGCGAGATCAGCAGCATCAGTGCCAGCAGCAGCAGCGGAACATCGCTGGAGGCATGTTCAATCAGCCACTCTCTCATTTGTCTACCTTGTTATCTAGTTTTGCCTCGATTCGATCCAGCTTGGCAAAAAGAGCTTCTTCCATGCGTTCCAGTTGGTCGCGCTTGACGTACTCGCCAGCCACAAGCAACTCGATAGCCTGAACCTTATCAGCAAGAAGTTTGTCCTGTGTAGTCAACTCGGCCAGTCTGTCGTAGAAGAACTTTAGTAGACCGCCCATGACCACACCGGCCAGGCTGAACAGGCCATTGATGACGACCTGTGAATCGTTCACTTTACCCAACCAACATTGCGCGCAACTTGGCGCGCGTAGAGTCCGCTGGGGCAGATTTGCTAGCCCGCAAAGTCATCACGATAGCGACCGCAGTCGCAACTGAAGACCCCGCTCCTACCAAGACGAGAAGAATGAGTGTTTCCATGATGTTTGGCTTTCGAGTCTGAATCTAGACAATGACATAAGTAAACATGAACGCAGTCAAATTACTTGCTGTTGAATTTGAGATCCATTGCAGACTGGCTCTGTCGTTTGTGGCATCAGCATAACAACCAACGGAATATCCGAATGTCTGCACCTGTCCAGCCCCTCCGAGTTGTGTGGTCAGCGTCATTGCGGAGGCTATTGGCAGCGACACTCCCAGTTCGGTAAAACTTCCAGCGGCGGCAGTTGCCGCAGCAGTGATTACTCCGGATACGGTGACGACATTTCCAACCCGAGTCCATTGAGAAACATCGGAAGTAGAAGAGGCGATATTTGTAACCGCAGTGAGCGTCGGAGTGTACGTTCCGCTCGTAATGTACTGGCTCGTCGTTCCAGTCACCGCTCCTGCGTTGTTGTGGATCGAAGTGCCATACGGAAGGCCTCGGTCTGTAACTCGGAAGCTGCCCGAAGTACCGCCGTTGAAGATCGCGGTGTCGGAGCCGGCAAAACCGGTGGTTGTAAGCCCAACTCCGCCACTCGGCGCAGCAAACGTGTGGTTTCCCGTATTGCTGATTGTGTGGCGGTCAGTGTTATTCGTACGGGTGATCAGCGGATGATTGGTCGAGGTCCCCGCGTAGACGTTGTTGGAGCCATCAAAAAACTGAGAGTATTGAGCGGTGCCGTTGAAAGCCTGATATCCGTAGGACACCGACGCGCCGGGAACAGTTGCCGTGAATACCGTCGCCCCAGAGAAGCCACTGGCTGCGAGTGTGTTGCCGCCGCCTGGCGCAGCAAACGTGGCGTTGCCACCAGCAAAGTTGTAGGACATCCCCCCTGCAACACCACTACTGCTGATGATCAACCCGTTGGAAACGCCAAGATGGCCGAAGATCGCTATTTCTCTAGCTGCCGCACCAGCAGAGCCCAAGGCGGAAATAGCGTATCCGGTCGTTGCGGCTGGGCTACTGATTGCAAGTGTTGCTCCGCTGCTCGGCGCAGCAATGACGACATTCCCCGCGAGCAATGCGCCTGATCCTGCTTTCTGATAAGTATTGCAGCGCCACGCGCCAGATCCAGTCTGCACGAACGTAGCCACATCGTTTGCCGCAGTGGTGATGTTCACCGAGCCCGGCAATGCAAGATTGGCGCCATGAGTCAGCGTCAGCGCACCGGCAAAGATAAACGTGACTACCCGGCCATCCCAGCTATTCGTGCTGGCGATACCCGTGATTGCCGTTGTTCCTGTGATGTTGAACACGCTACCCGTGCTGAGTGGCGTGATGCTGGATGCGGAGGCGATGTTGCTGCCAAGGGTGACTCCTTGACGGATAAAGGCATACGCCTGACGCAGACCATCATCGGCGACGGAGCGGTCATCCGTACCGGCAGGACCATTGCTGGCTGCCGTTGTTGAAAGAGACTCGATGGAACTTGGGATGGCCATTACTTTTCCTGTTCATTCAACTTGGCGAGGAGCCTTGCCACCATGCTGTCCGTGACGCCTTCACCGCGCTCAAGTTCGATGTATTTCGTACCATCCCATTGCGCAGTTGTTTGACCGCGGCCGGGCTTCAAATCCACTTCCGTAGGATTCTTGAGTTGGCGGATATTGGACGCGTCCCGATTGCCGATGTACCTGTACCGCCCCGCGGCCTGATCTGATGCAAACCGACGCGCCGCTTCATTGGTCACGGCGCCCTGTCCTACAGTGAAGTTCTCCAGACCGCTGGATTTTTTCAAGTCACCAAACATCCCGGCCGGCATGGGAATCTCGGTTGCTTGACCAATCGGCAACAAACCGCCGCCCATAGGACCACTTCCAATCGGAGAAGTTGGAACTGTCGGCATGGACTTCGGGAGATTTTTTTCGATCATGGCCCGAGCAAGCGTCGGGCCTGCTCGGTTGTAGAGATTGGCAAGGCCATACAAGCCGCCTCCAATAGCAGCAGGCAGGGCGGGGCCAGTCGCAACACCAATACCGGCACCCGCAGCGCCAAGGCCGGCATACGCCAGTTTGCGTTCAGCAAGGTTGTTCAGCACCGGCTCACGCATGAACTGCCGTGTCAGGTCATATAGATCGCCCGTGTCACCGGCAGTCCCGGCTGCCATGCGATCTTTTGCCGCCTTGGTCCCGAATGACTTCGCAAGCGATTGCGGAGTGACAACGCCGATGGTGGGAGATTCGGCTACGGTAGGCATCAACTGCTTTGCGGTCGCGTACTCGCGTCGATACGCCTTCCACGCTGGAAGATCACCAACATCCATTGACGACTCAAACGCATCCATTGCCGAGTTCTGCAACTTGCTCAACTGAGTTGCCGCATTTGAATCACCCGCAGATCGAATGTCCTGAAGCATCTGACTGTTCCACTTCTTGAACGCAGAACCATCAACGACACCATCGTTAATTAGTTTTCTGAAATCTCGTGCCCTAGCTCCCACGAGTCGTTTAACATCAGCCCCGTAATCTGCTGCGCTCGTGACAATGGATTTCAGGCCGGCATCAACAAGCCCAGCATCCAGCAAAGGATTGCGAGCAGCAATCTCAGAAATGCCTGAGCCAGAACGGTTCAGCGCTCTTTGGTACACATCGCTGGTCAACTTGCCCGCGGTTTCTTCAGGGTTAATCGACTTGACGACGTTCTTTGTGACGGCCAACTCTCTAGCCATTTTTTGCGAGCCTGCGCCCGGAACGTCTTCAAAGAACGACCCCATCCCACGTAGCGCCTTGCTCTCCGATAGCATGTCAGGACGAATAGGTATGCCTGCGTCAAGCGCCTTTTTGCCAAGCAACGCCACCTGAGGATCAATCGATGGAATGGCCGCTTTTTTCAGCGCCGACTCCGCTGCGTTTAGTGGTGTTCTTGCACCCAACAAACCAACCAAATCCGGGAGAGATTTAAGACCGGCAGCGACACCAGCTCCAAATTTGGATGATTCTCCAACGGCATCGACAGCGTTACCGATTGCCTTGACTGGGCGTGTTGCGGCAACCCACTTGGCAGCATCACCCACACCGCCCATGATGGTTTTGCCAGCATCTGACCTGGGCTCATAGGTCATCGCATCCTGCGTGCCTTTCAGCCAACTTTCGGCCTGCCCCTGCGGGCCTGGGACCATAGCGCCGATACCACCAGCGACAAGTCCGCCGAATCTTCCAAGCATCGAACTGCCAAGAGATAACGCAGCCTCCGGAACGCCAAACATATTTTGTGGCTTTGCTTCCGTAACCTTCGGCTGATTCTTCTGCGCATACGCCAGCACATCCTCATGGCTCGCGCCATCCGGGGCTGTTACCTCGAACTTCCTACCGTCTGGGGACGTGATTTCAAACGTAGCCATGTCATTTCGGCTTTATGGACCATCCATCGCTAGACCCAGAACTTGATGTGTTCTGCTTTGCATGAGGAGGAGTCTCGTAATCCAACTTGCCGTAAGTCTTTTCATAAGCTGCACGGACTCTAGTCATCGAGGAATCTACCTGAGCGACAAGGTTATCCAGGGCGGTCTTATACCCTTCCGGGGTCTGAGCCTTGCCTACTGCGGCAATGGATTGTTGAAGGATGGGCCATTCGCGTTCCGTCACCTGACCAACAGCACCGCCAGTCTTTGACATTTGCCGCATGTCATTAAGCGCCTGTATGCCGATCTGATTCACCAATGAATCTTGCAAAGCCCGCGCATCGCGGGTTGATGGCAGCAAGTCCAACGCGGGATATTGGCTGATCTTCCCAACAATGCTGGGAAGGCCCGGATGTGTTTTTAGCTCGGAAGCAAGAGACTTGATGCGATCTGACATTTGCAATGCCGAGGACGCAACCGATTGCGCCGCGGGCTGATCGATGGTCAATTGCTGACGTTCTTTCGGCGACACCTGTTCAAGAATGGGTGGCGAGCCGGCTTTGCCTTCTGGCACTTTAACAGAACCCTTGGCGCCACCAATATCAAAATCGAATGCTTTGGTCCCAGTTCTTTTTGCGTCTTCCATAATCATCTGCATCACGTCAGCAGATTTGGGAGTCGCAACAGGATTCGACTGCGGCAAGCCGCCAGTTTCCCATTGAAGTCTTGAGTCTTGAACGGCTTGTGTTGCCTGCTGCGCAGCCGATGGATTGGCATGCTCAAACCTGCGCCATGCATCGGTTTGAGTCTCTCCCGGACTCAAATCCTTTTTATACATGCGCGGCGCGTTGGGATCATTCCGATTGACGATCTGCGTGCCGCCACCTGTGTCGATATTTGAATAATCGGGCTTGGTGGACTCATACATCCACTTTGGTACGTTGGTTCCCTTGTTCATCAACAAGTCCATTGCAATGGCTTGCTGCGGGATCCCCTGCATCGATCCGGCACTTTGCCCCGGAGTACCTTGCACGCCTGACTGGCTCATACCGGGAATCATTTTCATAATGGCTTCGAGCCTGGCAGATTCTTGTTCCCGCTGTTTTGCCTGCGCTGCCGCGTCTGCCATTTGAGCTTCAATCAGCTTTTGCTGCACTTGCGCCTTGCGAGCGCTTTGGAAAGCCTCTTGCCCGCCCATCGCGGCCTGCCCGGCAACCTGACCGAAGTTGCCGCGTCCGCTCAGGAGCCCCGAGGCAAGCGCAAGGTAGGCGGCTTGCCTTGGGTCATCGGTCCCGAAGTTGCCGCCAAGAATATCGAGAAGTCCCGGCATCACGGCCTCCCAAATGTGGGTGCGTTGAAAGTCCTCATACCGCCACCGAGTTGCTGTTTCATGTACTCATCGAACAGGCCGGCAGATGTAGAGCCCAAACCATTGGGCATTGCCTGCGATGGTTCCCACGGGCGCATAGTCGGTGCGTTTTGAGTGACGGGCTGGGCTGACATATTGATCGACGGCCCACCGCCCGATTGGTTGTCGGACACGGCCTTGCCGAATAGACCACCGAGCAATGGGCCTACCGTTCTCATCAGACCCGGGTTGTTTTTCAGGAAGTCACCGGCTTGTCCAAGCAAGCCACTACCCACGTCAATGGGTGGAACACCGGGCGCATTAATACCCGGCAAGTTTCCCTCGACCGGGGGCCGATTGAACTTGGCGTCATAGGGATCCACGGCAGTTCCCAGTCCCGGATAAAGTTCTGCGGCCGTAGTCCCGGATGCTCCGCCAGCACCGCCCCAGCCGGCCTCTGTACCGGGTCCAAAGTCAACTGCGCCACTCAACAGCCCACTTCCCTGTAGGGCGGGATACAGTTCTGCCGCCGTCGTTCCAGCAGCTCCACCGGCACCACCCCATCCTGCCAAAGTTCCAGGCCCAAAGTCGGCAGCAACCGTTCCGGCGCCACCAAGCCCGGTAGCACCAAGCCCAGCCATTGCGGCAATCCCAACCGGGATCAGGCGATCAATCCAGTTTTCCTGAATATCGCGGCCTTGAAGAGTGCCAAGCGTTTGGCCTGACTTATCGTAGATGCTTTCCGAATAAGCCAGCGGATCATTCGGGTCTGGAGTGCGGCTGTATTGATAGTCCTGTAGTGGTGAGAAGTCTTGCGACTGCGACCACATCGAGCGCTCTCTCGCGCCCCAAGGCACATCACCAAATGTCCAAGGAATATTGCTTGCCCGCATCAAGTTTTGCAGGGCGAGCAAATTTGGCGCAGATCCGTTCTGAACGCTATATGCGTCCAATAGCGGGGACAGAGCGGGAGTAGTAGTTGCCACGATCAACCCCCCGGTGGTTTTTGTTGTGGCGGCGGCTGGTAACTGTTAAACAATTGATTGCCTAGCATGGCGCCACCCAGCAAGCCTGCTGCGGTACTTCCGCCCGGCGTAGTCGTGCTGCCACCGGGGTTCACACCGCCAAACGGGGCGCGCATCGCGTCATAGGTGCGGAACGGCCAGTTCTGCGCGTTCTGGTAGTCGTTGTACTGGTTGTTGAGTACGTTCTGACCTTGCTGCTGCATGGTGCCACCGATGCCGAGCAATTGCTGCGCCGGTTGGTAGCCAAGGCCGTAGATGCTCGGAGCCATTGAGAGCCCCTGCATGGTGTTGCCGATACCTTGGTAGTAACCTTGCTGGTTCAGGGCATTCTGCTGTCCGTATGTCCCGGCATTGCGAGACAGATCCTGCCCGTACATGGAGGCATTGCGCGATAAGTCTTGCTGCTGCGACTGCATCCTGCGATTGATGTCGGATTCCGCCAACCCCTGTTGCATGCCGTAGTCCTGCATCCGCATGTCGCCAGAAATGCGCCCCATGTTTCTCTGGAGCATGTTGCGTGACTGGTTCTCCATTTCCTGCTGGCCGGAGTTGCCAAAGCTGCCTGACTTGTACGCGGCCGCCGCCATCGATGGTGCAACCTGCTGGTTATAGGTATTGGCTACGTCGCCAAGCGTGTTCTGGATGTTCTGTTCAAGAAATGGATTGGAGCCGGCATATGGGTTTGAGCCCACCTGAGTCTGCGCGCCATTGAATGCATTGAAGGAATTGGCGTATGGGTTGCCGGTAGGGCCATACATGGCTCCACCAGCAAGCACATTGCTCAAAGTGCCTTCGGCCTGCTGAGGCAGTCCACCCTGTTGCATGGCCCGCTGCGCCGTCATATCCATGCCGGCAAACTGGTACGGGTCGAATCCTGCAGTACGGTTGTAGTTGTACGGCTGGTAAGCCATATTCCCGATGTCCATGCCGCGCTGGGCAACGGCACCCGCAAGCGGACGGAACTCTGCCGGCATGTTGTTGGTCGTCGTGGTGCCGCTGTTGGCACTTGCGGCGCCGATACCGGCCCCAATGGTGGGGGCAAGCCAACCGGCATTGCTACCCAGCCAATCGCCTAGACCATCAAACCATGCCATGTCAACCTCACTCGTGGCTCGACGATAGGCTACGTTGCGGTTCTAACCGAAGTTATGTCGAATACAACTCCAGCGCCAACAAACGCGCCAACTCTATATAGATTGTACCTACTGTAATCAGGTTGTGTAGGTGCCAGAAGCGGTGAACTTTATAACGGTGTATGAGCCATCAGTTGTCACTGTTGGGGCCCCAGTCGCGGTCCCAGAATATACCGATGTCAGCAGACGCAAAATTACTATGCCGCTGCCTCCAGCGGCTCCTATTCCACCGTTTCCAGATCCGGCGCCGCCGCCATTGCCTGTATTTGCTGCTCCGGCAGAACCATTGAATGAGCCCGCCGCCTGGCCTCCATCACCGCCAGCGGCATAGGTGATGCTTGCCCCTGTAATGCTGCTTGCCAAACCAGTACCACCAGTAATAGGTGATGTTCCAACGGAACCAGCACCGCCACCGCCACCGCCTCGACAACTGTTTACTCCAAATGTTCCGGTTCCTGCCGCGCCATTGTTTCCTTGACCTCCTGTGCCGGCACCGCCAGCGGCACTTCCGGAAGTTCCCCCACCCGATCCACCAACGCCACCAGTCGAGAAGCCCCCAAGCCCTCCACCAAGTGCGGTTATCGTAGTGATTCCACTACCAGACACTACGGAATTACTCCCAATAGAGCCAGCAGTATTAAGCCCAGCACCACCGGCCCCTCCACCGCCGACCGCGCAAGTCAATACTACGCCAGCGGATGGGAGAACAGATCCGGTAAGCATCCCGCCAGCACCGCCGCCACCACCACCAACGTTCGTTCCATATCCAGCACCACTTCCGGCGCCGGCAACGACCAGATATTCAATATCTCGTGCTGCTACAAATCGGTATGGATCAATAAGTCTCACGGCGATGTGCCAAGTAGCGCGATCTTCAGCCCAGCACCCGCTATCGTTGACCCAATAGCATCAATATCGATTGAGATTTCATCGTCGTCGGCAAATGAGGGAACGCTGATTACTGCTGGAGTCGCTGCCGTCGTTGTGGTCTTTTCAGACGCATCGAATGTTAGTTTTGTCGAAAGAACCGTCGTGCCGTTTTTGTTCACGTCTACTGTAAGGAGCGTAGCCCCAGTGGGGGCGGTCGTAACAGACGCACGAACTCCTGTCAGGGTAAACGCATAAGGTGTGCGAAATGTCAGTTTCCCGGTACCGGTAGTCAGTGCGGTAGTTTCGTCGCTGCAAGCCCCCTGCATTTCAATGGGGCGCTGATTGATTGCCCTTGCAAAGTTTCTAAAAATTGCATACAACGAAAACGCCAATGTCCTGTCCATTGCCAACGGCAGTTGATTATCGGCATTGACACGAATCATCGTTTTCCTGCCGGCGTCAGCGGAACATCATAGGCAGCCACTCGAACATTGCCCGTAAAGTTGAACTTCAATCGATGCCACTTTGCCGTTTGACGCAGCGGGAATGAATTGAATCCCGTAGCGGGTATATCGTAGGCATTTTGCAGATCTCCAGCGGTTACGGTCAAACCCGTAGCCATGCTGCTGAAAGCATTCATGCTGGCAGAAGTCGGGGTGGTCATGTACTGCAACTTGGCTCCGGTCAAACGACCGACTGTGTTGTCGTCTCCGATGTCGCTCAGAGTAAAACTACTGCTGCCCGGAGTCGCATCCAAGGCCGACAGAATGTGCGCCGACGTGAAAACTGACAGGACCAAGGTTCCGGCTGGAGTCTGGTCAAACGTACCAACATCGGAATCGAATGTCCCGGATGCTGCATCGAATGTCTCTCCGGGCGTGTTGTAGAGCATCGATGTTTCGATGGTTCGATCAGCCCTTCCCCATTGTCCGGTCTTGACGTGATAGGTCAGTACGCTATCTAGGGCTCCAGTGGAACTTGCCACACTGGCGTAGAAAATCCAGACAAGATTTGTCAGCCGGTCATACCGGACCTGCGCCTTATAGCGATAGCCGGCAGACGAGTTATCGAGCCACCACTGTCTTACCTTAAGGTCGGCAACAGGTTCTGGCCTGGCTCCATCAAAGATGTAGATTTGCTCCTGCCCGACGACAAAATGGGCGGTCCCCAGATCCGCTACTGCGTTGATCCCGGCACATCCATAAACAGGAATTTCCTGCCAAGACCATACAGTCGGTGGCCCGACATACGTTCCAACATAGATGGCCCCAGCTTTGTAGGCAATGATCCGATCCGATCCGAGCTGTTTGGCTGCTGTTATCGGGCCCGTGGAGCCTATCAATCGCCCCGTGGTCGCCTGTGATGCAACGCTGGGCGTCCAAGTCGTGACATCGTTCAGGGCACAACACCACCATCGATCAGGAGATGTCCCGTATGTCCCATCAATGGTATTGAAAGCAAAGACAAAACCGCCACCGCTGGACAGAACGGCCTCCACAATCTTTGCCTGCGGGGATGTGGCCTGATCCGCAAAGGCTCCCGCCGTCGATGTCTGGATGACGTTATCGATATTGGCCGCAACTGAAGTATCGGCAAACTGCGTGAACGACCATTCGGTTGTCGCCCCGAGGGTATAACTTGCTGCGCGGCTGACATCGTTCCATGTGGAACCCGACAATTCATAGAGTTTGGCGGCAGAACCGGCAAATACTCTGCGGCTCCCGGCAAGTTTTGTCACCGTCACCGCCCCTCGACAGGCAGCAGCCAAAGCGTCTGAAATCGTTCTCAGCCCAGGAGCGGAGCGCATGCCCGTGTCATACGGAATGAATTGTGTGCAATCGAGGATGACACCCGGCGTTGTCGTCGGGACATCGGGCGTGAAGCCAAGTAGAGGATTCACATTGCCACTCGGGTAGCCAGTGAACCGCCACCTTGATATTTTGTGGCCCCGTTGACTGCCGAGATGGCGGCATTGAACATCCCAGCCCACGCCTGCAAGATCGACGCATCACCCAGGAAAGGACCGGCCTCCAATAGCGCGCCGTACAGGTACAGACTCGGCGCATTCGCCAGAACCCAGTTCGTATCCGCGTCTGCACTCAGGCTTGCAAACGCTTGGTAATAGTCAATGGTGTAGGTCGCCGCGCCCGTTCCGGCCGTCTGGATCGTATTGTTCAGATAGGTGTAGACGGATGGAGCCGAGCTGGACGCTGAAATCTCGGTAAAGCGCTCTGGACTGCTGTAAAGCAGTGACCAACTTGACCCGCCACTGCTTACGGCGATTCTGATGGGCTCCAGAAACCTCGTCGGGAAAGCAATCGAGCTTCCCGTGATGGTACCGGTTGCCTGCGTCTGCATCGCTGGTATGCGCAGCGGGGTCGATGGATAGGCACCATCGCTCCCGTAATTCAACCGCTGTTCGGCTAGTTTGATGAAATCCGGGATGAAACTCGTCAGATCGGCGCGATTCAACCATGTTGCCACGGATGACTTCAATCCAGCGTAGGTGTCAAGAGCCATCGTGAACCACCGGAGAGACAAGCACTATGAAGCCTTCCTTGGTACGCTGGAAGGTTTGTAGCGTGAACCGATCAGTGATTTTCGGGAGCCACCATTCTGGCGGTTCTTGAATCAGGTGAGCGTTTCTGCCATCGGAAAGCATTTTACCCGCAGGGCCGCAAGCAATGGTGAACAGGCCAATCTTCTGAGTAACCCGCTTCAGGTCGTTCAGGACGTTTTCCAGATAATCAGGCTCGATATGCTCCAGCACATCGATACAAGCCACCATTTCAGCCGGATCCGGTGATTTAGCGTACATTTCGACTGCGGGCTCATAGGCTCTGTAATCGAACTTTCGGCTGACCAAACGCTGTTCGGCGATTGTCTTGATAAGCGTGAGTCTGGAGCCTGCCCCATAGTCCAGGAGCGTATCGACCTTGTATTGGTCGATCATCTTGGCAACCATCGTGGCGTAGCTGGCAGACGCTACGCCATAGGGCTTGCTCATGTCGTCATGCAGTTCTTTCTGCTGCCTGCGGTATTGGTCCGATATGAGCATCAGTCCGAACCCTCAACAACAATGTTCCGTCTATCCTGAGCCACGGCCCTGTCATGGTGGATAGAGTGCCCCATCAGATCCTTGTAGTCGCATGTCGAGTTGGCATCAGCCAATTCCTTGAGCCATAGATCATCGTAACCAGTATCCGTGGTTTCATCCCACACGGGTATTCCTCTGGTGAAGTGAAGCAGTTTTGACACTCTAGGATCAAAGGGGCCATAACCAACAATCTGGTTCCACGATTTCGGAAGATTGCCGATATAAGGCGCCCAAGCAAAATCAAACAATTGGTTTTTCTGGTCGTCGATGAACTCAGGTGTCAATCTCAAGCATGCACCGCAGTTGAATAGCATCATGCTTGGCCGCTCAAATGGCTCTTGATCCTGCATCACGCTGACGGCATTCATACCGCCCATTTCAAACAATTCAGCAATATCGCCAGTCACGATCATGTCTGCGTCTATGAACAATGCTTTTCCCTTGAATCCGCAAAGCCAAGGAACCAGAAAGCGTGAAAACGTAAATTCCGTCAATCCCCGACGTTTGATGGGAAGCTGACTGAGAATCAATGGCCGAATAGCGACCGGCTTGCTGGATTTCCACACTACTGAATGTGCTGCCGCTGTGAGGGCAATGGGTTGTCTTTGGTCCACGCCAATGAAAACTTGAAGCGTCTCATTCATGTCCAATTTCCCTTCGCAATAACCGAGCGGCATTGTTGATTGTTTTGCCCCAATCTCCATCGTTTTCAACCAATGTGCATGGATGAAATGGAAGTCCGCTCGTGTACTTCCAGCAACTGATGGGAGATTTCATGGCAATCGTCGGAACACCCAATGCACCGGCCAAATGGATGACGCTCGTTGGAACTCCAATCACTGCATCCAGACTTGCCACCAGTGATGCTGTTTGGTCATAGTCTTTGGAAAGTGTGGCGTGTTCATAGGTTGCCATGCCAGGAGAATCGCATTTTTTATATGACAGATTCACAAAATGCGCATCAATGCCTAATATAGGTTTTAACTGCTCTATCGTGAGCGTTCTTGCATGTTCGGCTGTATTTTTGATTCCACCAGTCCACGCCATTCCTACAACTGGTTTTTTCTTGCTTGCCCATAGGGCTTTCCACATAAATACCTGCTCTTTGTCAGCTACCAGATATGGAACGCGAGGAAAATCTTCATCTTTATTTCTGTATAAACTGCCAAGTTGCACCGCGGAAATCGAGTAGTCGATGTGGTGATCTTCTTCGTTCCAGTCCAAAACTTTCTGAGATCTGGTTCCATAAACTTTGGCCGCAGGAAATGAACGCTGGAATATGTTCTTCAGGCGCGCATCGCAGTCAATAACCAGTTTCTTGCAGTCGCGGATGGCGTCGTTATAGACACTCGCAGCGCAGATTTCGTCTCCGATACCCTGCTCTCCATAGACGGCTACAGTAGCGTTTTTCTCGCCTTTCCATTCAGGCTCATCGCCATACCTGAACATGATGCGATGGGGGCTTCCAACAGAGGCTTCGTATTGTTTCCAGCCCTCTTTCCACTCGCGTTGAGCCAGCATAGACAAGCCAACGTTGTGCCTGGCTTTAAGGTGCGTCGGGTCGATCTGTAGTGCCCGTTCAGCGTAGTGTCGCCCCTGCTGATACTTTCCCATCTGCGTATACATAGCCGACAGGTTATTGAAAACCAGCATCTTGGTCTTGTCGTCACCCGCCTTGATGTTGTTCAGGGCTCGGCGATAACAGGCTTCGGCCTCTTCCATTTTCCAAAGGTCATCGCAGGCTTTACCAAGGTTCAACCAGCCCGTAGGATTGGCTGGGAACATGGTCGTAACGCGCTTCATGAGCTGGTAACCCAGTCCTGCGTTACCTTGCAAATTCATCATGTAGGCAGCGATGCACAGGGCCTGTGGATTGTCGGGTTCGTCGTTCAGAACCTTGCTGACAATGGGCCAAGCCTTGCCGTAGTTCTCGGACTCTGCATAGTCCTTTGCGTCCAGAAGTTCGGCGTTTACGTCGGCTGCCATAGTTTCAGGTCGGTGCATTTCAGCAGAGGGTAGTTTTGCTCAATCTCCCGAGCAATACGGGGCAGATCCGCATCCCTGTCAAGGCGCAATCCTTTTTGCATCAGCTCGACTTCCACCATTGCGGGGATCGTGGAGTGCAGACAAAAGTAGTCGTCCTTCTTGAGTGCTTCCCGTGTTCTCCCGGCTGCACGATTCATCGCCGCCCAGCGCAAGGAAGGCTCTACGTCCTGCTCACGGCGCAGTTTGACCTGATTCGTGTCCTCGTCGAAGTCGAATAGGGTCTTGATGCCCGTCAGCGGGTCGTAGCTGAAATTCTCAAATGCCATGTTGAAAAAAGGGGCCCGAAGGCCCCTCCCCTATTAAGCGCAAGCAACAACTTTTGCGCTTGCCGCCTGGTTGCGAGACACAAGGCCCCATTCACCGATGATCTGGTACTTGACCGCATCGCCGGTTTTCGCCAGTTGCTCCATGAACGGCCGGTCAATGAAGCTGATAGCCCACATATCCGGATCCAGACACAACACAACAGACGAACGCACATGCCGGTGCATACGCACCGTATGACGACCGAACGAGCTGACATACAGATTCGCCGCATTGATGATCGATGCCTGCGAAGCCTTGTCCACGTCCACAAAGCGAGTCGCAACACCCGTGAAG